GGCTTGAAGCGCGTCGCGACCAAAAGCAGTGTTATATGAGCCAGAAGTATTGCTGACTAACGCGTTTACACCAAATCCGGAATTATCTGTGCCGTCCAGATTTGCAAATAGCGCCTGCCTTCCAACAGCCGTATTAAAATTGCCAATTGTGTTTGTTGTAAGCGCGGTTTGACCAACAGCGGTGTTATTGTTTCCCGTCGTATTCGCTGTCAGCGCACTTGCACCCACCGCAGTGTTGGTAGCCACAGCACCTGCGCCACGGCCTACGGTAATACCGTTTACACCAAGCTGCGCTCCGTCGAACGTAAGAACGCTGCCGCTAGTAGCTACCTTACTAGCGTTTAGGTAAAGAACGCTGTTAGCAGTACCGGATGAGAACGTGCCGCCGAGTTCGAGCTTATCCGTGTTGAGATTGGTGAAGTTAGCGTCAACAGTCGCCGACGGAAGCGGCGAACCATACCCCGCTCGGGTAACGATCGTGGTCATGCTTTTGCTCCAAGGGCTTTACGTTCTTCCCAATACCGCAACGAAGCCTGCCTACACTTTTCCTTGGCTTCGTCTGTAAGTTTTCTGCCTAATGCGTTCAAACGCCGTTTTTCTTTCATCTCAGGCGTTACAACCATGTTTTTGTTACGTTCGATAAGTCGTTGCCTAGCCTCTTCGTTGATTTTATGCGGCCTAGCTCTGCGAGCAATTGATAACTTGGCTCGATGTTCATCACTTAGCTTTCTGCCTAACTTTGCTTGGCGTTGTTTTTCTTTTGTTTCAAAGCTAACAAATTTACCTTTTTGCGAATCGGATAAGCGCTTTAGATGTTCTTCTGTCTTTTCTCTACCTTTAAGAGCAGCGCTAATTTTTTGTCTCTGCTCTGTAGGCATCTTGTAGCCCTTATGAGCGTCAGATAATTTCTTCCTGCGTTCTTCGCTTATAGGCCCTGTCTTAACTCCGGGCTTGCCGGTCTTTGCCTTGGATATTTTTATCGCAACTTCATCGCTCGCCCATCCCTGAGAGCCAATCATCTCGTTCAATGATTGTCCGGTATCGCTAAATATACCGATCCAAAATCTCTCATAGAAAGCGCAATCCTTAGCCAAAAGATCATTCACGAGAATAACTTTATCGAAACTGTCAAAGCCACAAGCGGTGATTTCTTTCGACAATTTTGTTCTTGTCGGAAAAGTCTTAGCGAAGTTAGCGTGCTCAATCATTCGTCGTCCATAACGCTTAGTCCGTCCGACGTAAGTTGCGCCGGACGGAGAGGCAAGCAGATAGACGAGGTGAGACATGCTTACGCAGCAGCAAGAGTTATTGTCCACGTTACCTGAAGCGAGTCGTTTGCGCCTTTGTTCACCACCGCGAAAACAGTACGGCAGAGCATATCGCCCGAGCTGGAGGCGTTGAAAATGCCCGCTTCTGTGACGGCTCCGGTCGCGTCGCCAGCCTCGAAGCTCGCAACGTAGACGACCTTTTCGTTGTTGCTGCCAGAGATCGTCGTGCTATCTAGCGCCTCGCGTGAGCCGAGAATCGACTCCATATCGGTATTGCCTGAGGCGGCTGCGGTCGTGCCAGAGCCTAGCGCCATGTGCGACATAACGGCTTTAGCGGTGCCTACCATCCGAGAGATGACGTAGGCAAGACCGGCGTTAACCACGAGGTTCTTAATCTCGCGGGTTTCCTTTACCTGACCGTCTGCGCCGCGAAGCACGAGGGATACGTCGCCGGTCATCTTGAGCTTGTCGTTAACCATGATTGATTCCTTAGAAGGTTCGGGAAGTGCCGACGTAATCCTCGGCGAAATAAAAGGCTTCGGTGTAGTCTTGATTCAGCAGGCTACCGGCATCGGTAAAGGTCGCGGTATCGCTTGAGCCGAGGCCGAATGCTAAGACGCTCGCCTCAGAGATGCTCAATGCGTCAGAGGCGGGATGCGAGAATTGTAGCGCCGCGCTCTCCGCGACGCTAGCCGAATCGGCGAATGGCTTTGCTCCGCTGTAAGTAAAGGCGTCGGCGATCGTAGGCGTCTCTGCTTTCGATAGCGAAAGGTCAAAGACTCGCGCATCCGTAAAGCTCGCGCTATCCGCCGGATTTGCCCCATAACTAATCCCGACAGAATCCGACAGATTCGCACCGTCCGCCGCAGTGATGCTTATTGCGAGTACGGCAGCTTCAGCGACGCTCGCCGTCTCGGTTTTGCCTAGCTCGATCGCTACCGTCTGCGCGTCTGTAAAACTTCCGCTATCGCTAAAATTCTTTCCTAGGGCAAGTGCAGCGCTATCCGCTACAACGAACGAATCGCTCGCGGGGCGCGATAGGGCAAAAGCTTTGCTCTCAGCGAGAGATAGAACGTGATCGAGCGACTTAAAGATCCCAAGCGTCTGGTCGTCGTCCGCCAGAACCCCGTTTACGTCATCCGTTGCGTTTACCGTATCCGCTAAGACCTTCGAGATTGCGAACGTCTTACCTTCCGAGAAATAGATATAGTCCGTCGCCTCTGTGTAATCCTCGAAGAAGTAATCCTCGGCATAAGGCGAGAACGCTACTTTCGTAAAGTGATTAACCCGATCGTCGGTGACGTTAGCCGTATCACTCAGCGGCTTACCAAGGTCTATAGCGCGATCGTCTGTGACGGTAGCGGTATCGGCTAAGACCTTCGAGAACGCCTGCGTAAGCGCCTCAGACAGCGCCGCAGAGTCGGCCAGCACCTTAGAGACATCGCGTATCTCGGCATCGGTAAACGCTGCCTGATCGGTCTTACCTAACCCAATTAGGAATGAATCTATGGCATCGGCAAGCAGTGCGCTATCTGCAAGAACCTTTCCGAGTTCGTTGCTTATAGACTCGGAAATCGAGAAAGCGTCAGCGAGCGTTAGGAACTCGATCCATTCGGCCAGGACAATATCAGCGGTCTTAATCTGCCAGACAGCCGCGCTGACAAGGGCTCGTAGCTCTCGAACGTCAGCAGTCGCCGAGAGGTAAAGCGGCGTAACGCTAACGCGGAGCTGCGGCATCAGTCGAAATCAGCTCGCAGCCGAATCTCGATAGGCTCGAACACGGTTTGCACAAGACCGCTCGGCATTGTGATTTCTACCTCGGCTTCGTAATCGCCAGCAGCGAGGTTCAGATTGCCGGCAGACCAGACGACATAGCAAACGCCATCGTCCGAGTCGCCGCCTGCGCCGGAATTGATCGTAAGCGTCTTGGTAAGCAGGACGGTCGTCGTCCCGGTAGCGCGAAGCAGAAACCGACCAGTGGCGTTCGTAAGGTCGACCGGCGTACCGCTAGGATCTTCGGTAATCGTCAGCTTTAGCTGCGGCCCGGTATCACCAGCGACGAGTCGAACTTTTGCCATCACTCCACCTTTTTCGGGCGTCCGCGCTTCTTGTATTCCTGGATCGGCAGACCGTCTGTAACCTCGATCGCCCACCCGTTTTCGACAAACACCCTAGCTAAATCGCGCTGCCAGGGCTCGTCGAGCTTCAGCACTTCATTAGGCTTGTAGAGGCGGGCGGATAGCCCTTGAGCATCCGCCGCGCCTCGTATCGCCATAATCATCCGTATGGACACATCAGCCCCTTATGGAGCGGTCAATCTCAAACGTGACGCGGGTTGCCCTTGATAACGACAGCCGAAGTGCCGGTGCCGTTGGTATGGGTGCCAGTCCGATCGTCGACCACGCGGATATACCGCTTGCTTCCAACATACGAAAGCTGATGAATCGACGGGGCTTCCGCGTTCGCATCGATCGTCGCAAAGATGCCACCAGAAGCGATCGTGCCATCTACTACGTCCGCCTGAGCGACAGCCGTAAAGGTGGAATTATCGTCCGAGTGCTCCAGCTTAAGGTCGATCTTGACAGACCCGGAAAGCGTATCGCCTTCTGCCGCGACTTGCGCGACAACAAGCGCCGATTCCCAGAACTGCAGATCAACCCCGGTGCCGTCCGCGTCCGCAGTGCGAACAGCCGGGGCAAGCGACGTAACTGCTGCCGTTTTATTGCTCAAATCGTACATGGTTTACCCCTTTAGCTGGCAACGACCTGAATACGCATCGCCTCGGGCATAACGACCTGACCACCGACGCGACGACGAGCAACATAGCGAACGTTGCCTGACGTAGCTTGAGTGAACGGATCGCGCAGCACCGCGAGAGACACGCGGTCAACAATCATGTATCCACGGCGGAAATCACCGAAGATGACCGGCTTGGCATTTGCCGCAACGTCAGGCATATCAGCAGCCTCGACATACGGATAGCCAAGAATCGTGTTCGGAACGCCGGCAATGATAGTCATGCCAGGCTGGAACACATACTGGTTGGCCGTATCCTTGAGCTTACGAATTGCGCCCAAAGTAGTCCGGTTGAACATGAAAGCACCATTCCGACCGTAGTCCGACTTGATAGCATGCACGAGGGTGATAAGACCATCGGCGGTCAGCGCAGACGCATTGCCCGAGTTGGTAGTACCAACGGAGGCATTAGTCAGCAGACCTTCGGGCTTACCGATCGCGTTGCCAGATACGAACGCCAGACCTTCGGCCTTCGCAAACTGTTCCGCGAACTCAGCAGACATTTCCGCTTCGAGATCGAATACCGAATCTTCCAGGAGCTGTTCGGAAATATCGACCAGAGCATAAAGCTCGTGCGTCGGGATTTCTTCCTGACCCGTGGTATAGCCGGTAGTCTCGGAACGACTGCCCTGCTCAGCAACCCACTGCGCGGTAAAGGTCGCGGTGCGCGAAGGCATCTTGACCGATTTCTGCGTGGTTTGGCGAACACGAGCAACCGAGCGAACGGGGCTGATTTCGGTCACGGTCTTAAACAGCTCGCGAACGTATTCCTCGGGGGCCAGGAAGCCGCCAGAAGTATCGTTGCTAACCGACAAGGCTTTGACCTCATCCGGCTCCATGCCTTCCTTGCCTTTGCGCAGCCACTTGTCGAACGCCTTAACAGCGGGGTCGATTTGTGTCTGATCTACGCCAGCGCCAGGACGACGGAGCATCGTCTCGAAGTTCGCCAGCTTTTCGCCGACGGCCTTCTGGTCGAGCGCCGCTTGGGTCGCCTTTTGATTGATCGACTCTAGCTTATCGAGTTCTTTCTCGATATTCGCCAGCTTTTCTTCGAGCAGGGGATCAACCCTGCCGCCTTTTTCAATTTGCTTCAGCCGAGCATCGTTCGTCGCCTTGAATTCCTCGAAGGCGGTGGCGATGGCATCAACGGCGTCTTTAATATCTGCCATGATTACCTCTTGAGAATGGATTGCAAACGCTGGAGAGAGTCCAGCACTTCTTGCTCGCCTTCTGCATCCCGCAGCCCTAGAGCTTTAGCGACGGCACTTGCCGCCGATTTTGCTTCCGACCGTGATAGCCCACATTCATCCCGAAAGTGCGACTCCCATTGCCGAACAGTCATATCTGCGCCCTTTACCGCACTGACCCGAGCTTTCGGGTTCATCGGGAAAGTAACAGCAGAAATTTCCATCAGATCGACTTCAGATAGGTAGCGCTTCTTGCTACTGTCATCCCAGCGCATACCCTTCGGCTCGACTCGATACCCGATAGACAGCCCGTCAAGAGCGCCCATCTTCATTAGTTCGTATGCCTCCCGTCCGCGCTGTGTACCCATCGCTAGACGACCTTTGACCTTCAGCCCTTTGCGATCTTCCTCGATCGCCTCGAATACACCGATGGGCTCATCCATGTTGTGCTGCCACAGCAGCTTGATTCCTTTAGCGCCACGCTTGGAAAGCGACTTAGCGAATGCGCCTTCTTCGATTACATCGTTACCAAGATCGACATTGCCGAACACCGATCCGTAGCCGGTAAAGGTTCCGGTCTGGTCATCTTCGGCCTTAATCTCGGCGGAGATATTAAGCTGGGCGCGTTCAAACATGGTTTCCTCCGACTTGCCCCGGTACTGGGCATAACAGACGGCAGCGCGTTGATCTTGCTCGGGAAAGTCCGCGAGCATCGTATCGTTGCCCATGCAACGCGAAATAAACTCGTCTTGTGACTCGTCAGAACGTGGTTTTGGTAGCGGCATGCTATCAGTATAGTGCAATCAATAGCCCGCCACAATCACGGCGTAAAGTCCTCTGGAATCTGATAAGCCGCGACGCAGCGGCAGTTTATTACTAATGCAGGCCCGCCTCTAGGGTCGCCCGGGTAGGACATTCGATAAACGATGCCGTTATAGGGCACCTCGAAATCCTCATCTATTCCAACCTCAACCCCGTTCATTTCAGCGTGGTGCGGCCTAGTTCGAGCATCGTTAGCCGACACCCATCGTTTCCTCATTTCCGGTATATCGGCATCTTTCGCAATAGTTTGGTTGGCATAATTTGCGGCAGCATGCGTTTCGGTACGGGCAATAATCCGTGACCGATAGCGCCCGATTGATCCGCCGACAGAATCCTCTATCAGCGTGGACATTTCCTCAAGCGCCAGCTCCAGCGAAAAACCCTTGAGTATCGCAGCGCGTATCCGTTTTATGGTCGTATCGCTAACATCCTTCACGTTCTCTGCGCCGACCTGCGCCATAAACAGACGAAACATGCGCTCGAACTGCGTTTCCTCTTTCGCTAGATTCAGCAATTGCGCCTGCCGCCGGGAGAATTCCTGCAGAACCGATCGGTAATGCGGCTGGAATATCGCTAGCAAGCGCTGCTCGATCCCGTCTAGCAGGATGCGCAGCCTAGCCTCGCTCTCGTAAACCTCCGCAGCGGATCGCCCGATAGCGTTGAATTCTCGAAGCAGTCGTTTCTCGAAGCGCAACTCCATGCGCTGCCGAATGCGATTCTGCTCGATCAAGTCCTTATTTGGGCTCATCGACTATTCGAGGTCAGGAATCTTCGTCAGCGTATCCGCTCGATGTCCGACACTCGTAGTAGTAACCTGCCAGCCGTCATCCGTTCGCCGATACAGGCGAATCAGCATGGCCGGGTTTTCTTCCGTCGCCCGCAGTGTAAAAGATGATCCAGGCACTTCGAGCGTTCCGGTGGTGACGATGCGCGTAATCCGTCCGCGAGCCGTGCCGCCGCTCGAATCCCAACTTACATAGTCGCCAACCTTCAGCGGTGCTTTCTGGCTCTTATCTTCGTCGTCATCTTCATCGTCCGAGTTATCGCCGCGCTCAATCTCGTTGCGCTTAGCCCTTGCCCAGACTTGCCCAGCATCGCCGCCCCACAATCCCCAGGCTACGCGCCCAGGAGAAGGGTAGCCATCCTCGCCGGGGCGGAATCCTTCAGCCTCTTTGTCCACTTCATGCCGGGAGAAATAGGAGTGCATCCGCATGACGGTGCGCTCTGATAGCGTTTCTCGCTTTACTAGCTGGTTCGCCCGAGCCACGCCGACGAGGGTGCCACCACGGTTTCCTTCCTCGCGCCATTTAAGAGCGCGGCCCGCTTCTTCGGCCATTGCCTCGGTAGGCTTAAGGTCGATCGCCGCCTTAGCGGATTCGTCCGTGTGGCTTGCCCACGAATTGCAGACGTAATCTAGGCGGATAGTCGCGTCATATAGCTCGCAGTATTCGTCATCCATGTAGGCACAATTAGCGCACTTCCGATAAGACGAATGCAGCCTGTAAGCATCTGGTAAGTTTTCCGGCACCGGTTCGCCGTTCGGGTAAATCTCGGTGATGCGCTTACCGTAGGCAACCTGGTGCGCCTTCGTAGGCTCATCGTTGAGCCCTTCGTCCGACACCTGACCCAGCGGGAATAGGTTTGCCGGGATATAAAGCTCGTCAGCGCCTTCGACTTTATCTAGCCCGAGTCGTTCCCGAGCTTCGTTCCGGCTGATGATGCCAGCGTTAACGCCTGCGATCACGTTGTCGAAGATCCTGCGCCGACGCTCCGATATGGCCGGGATCGAGTCTAGATCGTATTGCACCTGCACATCGTCGCCGTACAGAGGAGAAAGCCATTCGTTAATGTCGCTTTCGATGCGCCGCATCAAAGGAATAATGGTTTCCTCGTATAGCGCAAGTCGCGCCTCGGCCACGTTCGCATAAGTCTGCGAATCCGGTACGCCGACAAGCTGCCCAGGAACACCAAAGCAGAGCGCAATATCCCGCGCCGCCATGTTCTTCAGCGACAGGAAATCCATGTCCTTCGGGCTGATGCCCATTTCCTTCCAGTCGAAATCGCCTTCCAACAATAGGGGGCGTCCGGCGTTCTTTTGGCCGGTGAATCGCATTTCCAAATCGGACAGCAATTGATTCCGCTGGCCCTCTGAAAGCTGGATCGTCGCGCCGGTGTCGTCTTTCGGCTTGAAGATCAGCGCACCAGACGGACGAGCGCCATTAGCAAGTAGCCCGACGTTATGCTGCGCGGCCATGTTGTGCTGGTCGATGTCTAGCGACGCCGCCTGAATTGGAC